ATAACCAATCAATTACATCTGTATCAACAGGTGCTCAATCTTATGACAACTCATACGGTGCTACTTACTGGCCATGGGTTCAATTGAGATCTACTGAAACAGGAAGACTTAACTTCGTACCAGCTTCTACAATCGTACCTGCTGTATACGAATACAATGATAAAGTATCTGCTGAGTGGTTCGCACCCGCAGGTTTGAATAGAGGTGGATTGCCAACTGTAATCCAGCCAGAAAGAAGACTTACTGTAGCTCAAAGAAACACTCTTTACACAGCTAAAGTAAACCCAATTGCAATCTTCCCTGGTCAAGGTACTGTGATCTATGGTCAAAAAACTCTACAATCTCGTGCCTCTGCTCTTGATCGTGTAAATGTACGTCGTTTGTTGATTGCACTTAAGGGTTTTATTGGCCAAATTGCTCAAACATTGGTATTCGAACAAAATACTGCAGTTACACGTAACAAGTTCTTATCTCAAGTTAATCCATACCTAGAGTATGTACAACAAAGACAAGGTTTGTTTGCGTTCCGTGTAGTAATGGATGACAGTAACAACACACCAGATGTAATCGATAGAAACTTACTCGTAGGTGCTATTTACTTGCAACCAACCAGAACTGCAGAATTTATCCAGCTTGACTTCAACATTCTACCAACTGGGGTAACTTTTGGTCAATAATTTAAAAACAAGATCTAATGAAAGATAGTACTATTGTAAGATTAAGAATGTCTAAACAACTATTTGAATCTCTTGCTGATCAAATATTGGCTGAAGCTAAGGATATGTCTGGTGGTGCTTACACAGAAGCTGTAAAGCAATCTAAAGGAGAGAAAAAGAGTGATAAGAGCGAGAAAAACGAAGATCTTAACATATCTAAGAATGATGTACCACAAGTAAGAAATACTAAAGAACCTGATGAAAATGCACCTAAAGTTGGAAGCAAGCAACAACTTTCTACTGCTTTGAAACAAACAGGTATGGATCTTGCTAAGGATTCTAAAGCAAACCTACAATCAGGTGAATCCAACGCAATTAATAAAATTTTACAGAATATTCTCGATATTGCTGATGATCCGGATAACGCAAGCTCAGGATTAGCAAGAATTCAAAGTGCTATAGATGTTGTAAATAAAACAAGAAAAAAAGGTGACAATGAAATAAACCTTTCTGAAAACGATGTTCCTCAAGTAAGAAAGTTTGAAGAAATGCAAACTAACATCGATGAAGACGATACAATGGATTTCCAATCAGGTGCATTTGATGTGTCTGAAATGCGAAAAAAGAAAAATATAAAAGAAAATCTTAGAAAAGGCGTTTCTGGTAACTTTGAAGAATGGAAAAAATCATTCCCTGAAGGTACTGAATTTGTGAATAAGAACAATTACATGGTTGCTGTTAAAGACGGTAAAGAACTAGGTAAATGGAATCCAATTCAAAAACAAGGAATGCATGCTGATGACTTTCAGTATAAAAATCTTGAAGAAAAGGAAAAAGGAGTTGAGGAAATGGAGACTAAAGTAGCTAAGTACTACGATTCTCGCCCAAATAAAAGTAAAGCTGATATTGATAAAGAATTCGCTGATCGTATGAAAAACGACAAAGAATATCAAAAGCTTTCTAAAGATATAAAAGATAAAGCAAGTTCACTTTATCACCACACTAAACCCAACGACAGACGTGGTATGGTTGGAGAAGAGATGGATCAAAGCAACATCAACGAATACTACGGTTTAGGTCCAGACGAAGTAAAAGCTTTGGAATATCTTGCTGCGATTATAGGAACAGGAACAGGTGCATTGATTGTTAGAGATTACGGTAAAGAAATCAAAGATCTTGCAGGCAAAGTAAAACAATTTATTAAGAGCAAGAAGAAGGATAAAGAAGAAGGTTCTGTAGCAGAAATGAAGAAAGAAGAAAAATAAGTTTTGCATTAATAGATATTTATTTAAAATAGAATAAAATGCCAGTATTAGATCCAAATGAAATAATGTTTACGGCCTTTGAACCTACAGTTCAGAACCGTTTCATTATGTATATAGACGGTATCCCTTCATTCATGATCAAAAGTGCTACTGCACCTAACGTAAACTTGAATGAAGTGAAGATCGACCACATCAACGTTTACCGTAAGATTAAAGGTAAAGCTGAGTGGCAAGATATGACACTTAATCTCTACAACCCAATCTCTCCTTCTGGACAGCAGGCTTGTATGGAGTGGATTCGTCTTTCTCACGAATCTGTAACTGGACGTGATGGTTACTCTGACTTCTATAAGAAAGATTTGAACTTGTCTATCTTAGGTCCGGTAGGTGATGTAGTAAGTGAATGGATTATTAAAGGTGCTTTCGTTAAGACTGCAAACTTTGGAACATACGACTGGTCTAACCAAGATGCAATCACAATTGAACTTGGAATTGGAATGGATTATTGTATCCTCAACTATTAGACTGATAATCAATATATTAGAAAGACCCTTCCAAACGGAAGGGTTTTTTATTTGCTGTTGGAAAATAAATTTATTTTGTATATATTTATTAGTATATAACCAATAAAGATTATGGAAAATAAAAAATTTAATCTACCTACTGAAACGGTAGAACTTCCTTCAAAAGGTTTACTTTATCCAAAAGACAATCCTCTATCATCAGGTACAATAGAAATGAAGTACATGACTGCTAAGGAGGAGGATATTCTGTCAAATCAGAATTTTATTAAACAAGGTGTGGTGTTTGATAAGTTGTTTAAATCTCTTATTGTGTCTAAAGTGGATTACGATGATTTGACTTTGGGGGATAAAAATGCTATATTGATTGCTTCACGTATTTTAGGCTACGGTAAAGACTACCAAGTTAAATATCCACATCCTGTCACAGGAGAAGAGGAAATTTTAACTATAGATCTATCTGAAATCAAAAACAAAGAAGTTGACTATAGTCTATACGAAAACAAAAATGAATTCAACTTTGTGCTACCAGCTTCTAAAAATGAGATAACATTTAAGATACTTACTCATAGAGATGAAAAACAAATAGAAGATGAATTAAAAAGCTTGAAAAAGGTTAATTTATCTGCAGAAGTAACTACTAGATTAAAACAAAGTGTATTAGCTATAAATGGAAGTAGAGAAAAGAAAGATATTAGAGATTTTATAGATAACTATCTACTAGCAGCCGATGCTAGAGCTTTGAGAGATTATGCAAGAAAAGTCACTCCTGATTTAGACTTAACGTTTACTTTTGTGGGATCAGATGGCTACACGCAGGAGGGTGTAGATTTGCCTCTTGGAGTTTCCTTTTTTTACCCTAACGCCGGAGTATAGATCAGCTCTGTTTACGCAAATTCACGAAATCATATTTTTTGGCAAAGGAGGCTATGACTGGGATACAGTGTATAGTATGCCTATTTGGTTACGTAGATTTACATATAATACTATTAACGATTACTATTTAAAGGAAGAAGAAGCTTATAATAAAGCTACAAATAAAGCTCAAACCGTAACAGGAAACAAACCAATAGCCAAACCAAACATTCCAGATTTAACTAATATAAAGCCATCTTACACTAGCAAGGTGTCAAGAAAATAACCATCTTTCTATTTATATACATGGAATCACTAAGGAAATTCTATATGGCTGATGCAACTGGTGGTGGTGGTCCTGATCCTAAAAAACAGATAAATGATCTAAAGGAATCAGTTGAGATTCTCAAGGATTCGTTTGTTAGTTTGGGTCAAATTATTAAGAACGAAATTGGTGGCAACATTCGTGATGCTGATAGAGCTACACGTGATTATGGTAAATCTGTAGCTAGCAGTATTCAATCTACTTTAAAAAGTTTAGGTAAAAATAGCCAAGAAATACTATCTAACACTTTGGCTATGGGTGATGGTACTCTTAAGTTAAACGACGTACTTAAACAGATTAATAAAACAAGGTTAACAGAACTTAAGACTCAAATTGATATAAAAAATGCATATAAAGCTAATGTAATTTCCTTAACTAACATGAGGAAGTATACAGGCGAGTTAAATGCAAAAACCAAAGAGCAGATTGCCTTATTAGCACAACAAGGTTTGGAAGCTTATAGGATAGAAGAAACTATGGGTAAAATGGGTAAGATATTTAAAGATCTTACTAAAGTACCTCTACTAGGTAGCCTGATTGATGCAGATAAGATTGTGCAAAGCATGCAAAGAGCTGCTGCAGAGGGTGCAGGTAGATGGAAGACATTTGGCGTAGGTATAAAAGAAACATTTGCTTCTATTGGTAGAAGCTTAACAGATCCTTTCATATTGGTGGGCGGTATTGTTAGTGGTTTTGTTAAATTAGTCAAATTAGCTGCTGAGTATCAAAGTAAACAATTTGAAGCTGCAAAGGATTTAGGTGTAAGTGTTGAGAGAGGAAAGCAATTAAGAGATAATTTTGTTTCCATTGCTAGATCAAACCTTAATTTAGCAGTTACAGCAGATCAACTTCAGAAATCGTATACTGATATACAAAATGAACTTGGTGTAATTGTTAAACAAAGTGAAGAATTTAACATTACATCTACACTAATAGAAAGAAGAACTGGTGCTACCGCAGAAAGCATGGCTCAACTTCAGTTTGCTGCAAAAGCGTCTAATGTTTCTCTGATGAGAGCTTACCAGTCCATTATTGGTGCAGCTAAAGAAACTGGAGCGAGGGTTAAGTTAGAAATGTCTGAAAAGCAAATTCTAGATGGCATTGCTAAAACAAGTGCAATAATTTATTTAAATTTTAATGGCAACTTTAAAGCAATTGCTAAAGCTAATGTTGAAGCAAAATCTTTAGGAACTACTTTAGATAAAATAAATGCTACCCAAGATCAATTTTTAGATTTTGAAAGTAGTATTGCAAAACAGTTTGAAGCAGAAGTTCTAACAGGTAAAGAATTAAACCTTACTAGAGCTAGATACTTAGCCCTTACTCACGACACGGAAGGTTTGATGAGAGAAATAACAGGATTAATTGGAACGGCTGCTGAGTTCAATAAAATGGATACTTTAACACAACAAGCTAAAGCGGAAGCATTAGGTTTGTCTAGAGAAGCTGTTGCACAAATGTATATGGATCAACAAAAGACTCTACTACTTGGGGAAGCTGCTGGAGCTGATCTACAAACTCAGTACGAGACTTTAAAAAAGATGCATATAAGCAATACTGAAATTGAGCAAACTTTAGGCAGAGAAGCGATGCTAAGTGCACAACAAGCTTCAGTTACAGAAAAAATGGCTTCTGCTTTGGATAGTGTAAAGAAGTCCATTGCTGAGGCTTCTACGAGATTGTTACCGATGGTAGAGGGAATGTTAAATTTTTTAACAAATACCGAAAAGTTGAAAAATACGTTTGTAGGTATTTCGGCTATTCTAGGTGGTATCGTAGGCTTTAGCATTGCAATGAAAGCAGCTGGTATAGCACAAGTACAATCCCAAATTCAACTTTTACAATTATTAGCTGCTCAGAACGTACAGTTGCAAATGGCAGCTGTAAGACAAGGGTTATTAACAGAACAACAAATTGTTGGTGCAGGAGCTGCCGTTACTGCTGGCTCTTCTTATCTAGGTCCAGCCGCTATTGCAATCGGTATTGCAGCAATCACAGCTTTAATGGCTTATTTAGGTACCAGAGCTATGAGTGCACCTTCAATACCAAGTGTAGGTATTCCTGAAGTTGGTATGACTCCTATCAATCCAGTAACAACATCAGCAACTGTTACAGGTACAGAAACAAAATACAAACCACCAGTTATAAATTTCAAAGCAACTACTTATGTAGGAACAGAGAATTGGAGTAAAACAACTCAAACAGCTGTAACTCAAGACACAACATTAAGATAATCATATGTCAATACTAGAACAAATAAAAGCATCTAGATTAAGTAAACAAGGTAGAACAAATCCATCAGGAGTGTTTGAAGGTACACCTGAAAACGTAGCGTTGGTTAGGAGAGGTGTTGAAGTACCAACAGCATCAACTGTGATTCCTCCAATTTTGAATCCAACAGATGTAACCTTTAATGCTCTGCAACAACCAACTTATTTAGATTTCATCAAATCCTCACCAACTAGATAATGCCTTTAATTAATTTCAAAACCAATCTTACAAGTCTCAGATATGGACTTGATGAACCAGGAGGTGGATGGAGTGGACAACCTTATATTCAAAATCCAATAGAAGGACCCGATACACCAATTGCAACAAGAAGGTTTTATGAAATTAACAGAACAAGTTTAGATTTTCCAATAAGAGGTGGAGCTATTGAAGCTTTGGTAAATGGATCTTTCTCTGCTTTATCTGCAACAATTGATAGAAAAAGAATTGAAGCTTTTTTTAAAGACGCTCCAAGAGGTACACAGTTTATACAAAAGCAAATTGGATTACAATTAACAAATCCAAGAACACAAGTTCCTAACACATTAACATTTGCAGGAGCATTATTAGACAATGCTGTATTGCCTGTAACTCAAACCTACAATCCATTAAACACTTTAGCACAAGTACAAGTTCAAGGTACAGGTGCACACTTTAATAGACATGGCATTGCACCAACCCTGTTTGAAAGAGAAAGACAAACCTATCAGTACATTGCAGGAGCACCTCAAAACAACACACCAGCTAGAAACAGATTACTTATACTCAAGGCAGTAAAGTTAAACGCACCTGGTGTATTTAATCCAACTTTTAATGATATTATTGAAACTGGTGTTGACCCAATCACAATAGATCAGTTAGGAATTTCTACAATAAGTAACCAAATTTTAAACTATCCCGGAGGTCCTGGATCTGTTTATGGTATTGGTAACACAAGAATATTTAGAGTAACAGATACACAACCTGTTGAAGACGTGGCTACTGGATTAGTTTATAGCAGTATTGCTATGACTTATCAACAGTTGTCACAAATGGAAACAACAAAAGGTACGTCCAAAGCACATCCTGTTGTACAAGATTTTAGAAATAAACTTGCAAATAGAGGACACAACCCAGAAGTTCCTAGTACAAACTATAATGATTATAGTATTGAAAATAGATTAAATGTAGGTAAACCTGGTGTTCAAGACTTTAGGTTAATTTACAACGATACATCTAAGCAATCTGCAGTGGATGTATTAAATGCACTTAATCCTTTTTATTTTAATCCAAACACCCAAGATCCTTGGACTGCTAAGCCAGACGAAACAAAAGACATGATTAAGTTTGGGTTTGAATGTTTGTCTAACGACAATCAGCAAACTCCAGACAATACAAGTTCTCAATCAGCAGCTTTAATCTTTAGAGCATTTTTGGAAGGTAATATCCAAGATTCAAACAGAGCAGAATATAGTACATTTAAATATTTAGGAAGAGGTGAAACCTTTAGAACTTATCAAGGATTTGATAGAAGCATTTCATTTACATTTAAGATTTTTATACAAACAAGACAGGAGATGGCTCCTTTGTATAGAAAACTAAATCAACTCATATCACAAGTTTATCCAGATTATTCACAAAAGTATGGATTAATGAGAGGATCTGTTGTTAGATTGACTATTGGTGATTATATTTATAGAACTCCTGGTTTTTTAGAAAATGTAGACGTGACAATAGACAACAAAAATACTCCTTGGGAAATACTTCTTAATGAATTTAATGAAAATGATGTACGACAGTTACCTCACTTTGTGACTGTATCATGTTCGTTTAGACCAATAATGGATATCTTACCAAGAAGACAAACATTCTTAAATCCATTTGTACCTTTGATAGCTAACAAAGATAATTATCTAAATGAGAATCCACCTGTAAATGTAAACGTAGGAGGTAATGCTGGATCACAAACTGGTGCTAATGATCCTTCTTCTAACCAGACCGTTAATCCGAATCAAAATGTATCTGTACCGCCAAACAAAGTAGCAGGTCCAAATCCAAAAAAAGTAAATGATAATAAACCTAAGAAAGGTACAGGCATTGTTGTACCAAACAATACGGTGCCAAATCTTTTCTTTCCAAGACAAAGAGCGGTAGGAGATAATACATTAGTTAATAGACAACCTATACGTAACTAAAACTATGCCATCAAGATACACAAACATACCAACTACTAGATTAAATGTTACTGGAAGTTTGTTTTACCAAAACAATTTCTATCCAACTATTCAACCAACTGATACCGATTACTATGTGATTACAGGTGCAGAAGATAGATTGGACTTAATAGCATTTGACTTTTATCAAGATTCGAGTTTATGGTGGGTTATTGCTTCAGCAAATGCTTTACCAGGAGATTCAATCTATCCACCAGCAGGAATGCAATTGAGAATACCAACCAACATACAAACAGTTTTAAACCAGTACAATATACAAAACAATGGCTGATGAAAGATTATCAAACGTCATTGGTGCTCCCTTCGCAGAGCATGTTTTAACTCAATTAGACATAAGAGTTTTTCATAACAGCACTGGTAAGGGTTTATTTGAAAAAAGACCTAACCAAGACGTATTGTTTCTTGCAAACAAAAGTGGTTGGGCTAAGCTAACTTCTTCAGTAGGCCTTATTGCAAAACCTGGGCAAGATGTGAAAAAATTCTATACAGACCAACTTAACCTAAGTACTAACTTTAGTGATCCAAGAGACTTAGCTAGAAACTGGGTATTACAATCAGGAACCTCAGTAGCAAACGGAAGTGGTATTAACCTAAGATCGGGATTAGGACCAGAAGGGTCATACGGTTTAGGAGGCACAAATGAATTAGGATATAGACCTATGCCAGGTTTGATATCTGTATTAGTTGATACTAAAGGTATACTTGGATCTTTAAGAGAAGCTACAATTAACTTTAAGGTTTGGAATATGAACCAACTTAACGTTATGGAAATGCTTTACTTTAGGTTAGGCTATTCAATGTTGTTGGAATGGGGACATAATCAATTCTTTGTAAATAGAGGGTCTGGTTTTGGTACACTTGAAACAAACTTAGGCGGAATAGATTCTTTTCAAAAAAAAAGAAAAGAAATAATACAACAAGAAATCGCTAAACTAGCTAAGCAGTATAGTGGTAATTATGATGGCATGCTTGGTATAGTTACAAATTATACTTGGTCATTTAATCAAGAAGGTGGCTATGATTGTACAGTTAAATTAATTGGATTGGGTGCTATTATTGATTCACTCAGAATTAATTTATCATTCAAGATGCCAGATGCGGTGTTTCAAGATTATACTCTGCAACAAAAAACTATACAACAATTAGAAGAAGAAGCGGAGGCGTTGAATAAAAAGAGAAAAGAAGATTTAGACAGACAAGCTCAAAACTTACCACCTTTACCAGACACACCTATAAACGCACAACAAATTTATTCAAAAATTTACACTACAGACATAGGTGATCCTAATCCGTTAGTAAGTGAGCAAAACTTTCTTACAAATCATTCCTATTACACAGCTTACAGCGTAAACGAAGATTTTGTTAGTAATGTTTACGATTACTTTTATAAAGCATCTAAAGGAGGTAAACCAACCAATCTTCCATTTGCTGCAGAACTAAATCAAAAAAGAACAGGATTATTTTTATCACCAATAGCTAATCAACGAAGTAATTGGCAAGTATTATTTTGTGAAACACCCCCACCAGTAACGGTTTCCGCAGGTGCTTTAAATTTAGTAGGAATAAGAAATTTAAATTCTAAATTTGATCCAAGTAGAGAATTAGCTTTGAGCAGTCCTTTTAATTCATCACCTTTTACCTCAGCAGATTTAGTAGATGCTTTAGGTTCAGATGAATTTGTAAAGTTATTCGATTTAACAATAAGAGATGGTGTAGGTGTTCCTTTTTCTCAAAGAGCAAGAAGTATTCTTGAATTTGACACACAAGTGGGTCAGGATGATAAAGTTTATCCTATACAAAGTAGTACTGGTGCAATATCATCAATACTTCAAGATATTATTGGTACACCTTATCAAGGTGGTATATCGATGGTACTTAGTTATAGAGCTTTAGTCAAAGGTGTAACTGGTACCGATTTACAAAAACAATTTTTTGTAGTTTTAACATATTCACCACTTCCTTTACTAAACGAAGACGATCCATCCGAGCTATTAAGACCAACAAGGAAAGAAATTATAAATGCTTTACAAACTTGGTTTAGATCAAGTGGAAAAGTAACTATTACTCAAGTTCAATCTAACATAAACACAAGTAATGGACAAAGAGATGTAATCGTTACTGGTCAATTAGCTGACATAACTATTCCTAACAAAACTGCTCCAAATTTTAAAATAGAGTTTAACAATACTGGTTTAATCCAAACTGTTTTACCACCTACGTTACCACCCTCTCAAACTACACCTGAGCAAACACAAACAGGTAATACTGGTGACGATAGCGGTCAATTAAATAATGCAACTTCAGCACAAACAGATCCTTCCCAGAAATTTGCTTCAGCTCTACACGCAATGCTAACAGCAGTTAAATCTCAAATGTTATCTAAATCAAAAAGTTTAAATGTGAATGAAGTCGCATTTAAAGAAAGC